TTTGAACCTATATAATAGGTCTGAGCCAATTGATATAATAACATTAAAAGCAGAACTTGTTTCAAATGGTAAATTTGATTCTGTTGGTGGTTTAGAGTATTTAGCAGGATTGCCAGAAAAAGTTCCAACAACTTCAAATGTTGATAAATATATCAAAATAGTAGAAGAAAAGTCTGTTTTAAGAAGATTAATTAAAACCGCAAACGATATAATTGAATTAGGTTATGACCCAATGCAAGAGGTTGAAGACATAATGGATGGAGCAGAGAAGAAAATTTTTGATATTATGCAAAAAAGAAATCAAAAAGGTTATTCTTCAATAAAAGATGTTTTAGTAGATACATTTACACAATTAGAACAATTATATAATCAAAAACAACATGTAACAGGTGTGCCAACAGGGTTTGCTGATTTAGATTATAAAACAGCAGGACTTCATGAATCTGATTTAGTATTAATAGCAGCAAGACCTGCTATGGGAAAATCAGCATTTGCATTAAATATAGCTTCATATGCTGCAACAAGAGCAAATGTACCAGTTGCTTTATTTAGCTTGGAAATGTCTAAAGAACAAATGGTAAACAGAATTCTATGTAGTGAAGCAATGGTTGATAGTAATAAAGTTAGGACAGGTAAGATTGAAGAAGATGATTGGGCAAAACTTGCAGGTGCATTAGGAACTTTATCAGAAGCACCAATTTACATAGATGATACACCAGGTATTTCTGTAATGGAAATAAGAGCAAAATGTAGAAAAATGAAATTAGAAAAAAATATTGGACTAGTTGTAATAGATTACTTACAATTAGTACAAGCAAGTAATAATAAAAGAGGAAGCCGTGAACAAGAAATTTCAGAAATTAGTAGGTCACTTAAAATATTAGCAAAAGAAATTAATGTTCCAGTTATAGCACTTTCACAGCTATCAAGAGCGCCAGAACAAAGACCAGACCATAGACCAATGCTATCTGACCTTCGTGAATCTGGAGCGATTGAACAAGATGCTGACATAGTAATGTTTTTATATAGAGATGATTATTATAACGAAGATAGTGAAAAGAAGAATATAGCAGAAGTAATAATTGCAAAACATAGGGGCGGTTCAACTGGTACAGTAGAGCTTCTATGGCTTGGAAATTATACAAAATTTGCAAATATAGAAAGGTATAGGGAATAGAGACCAAAATGAATTGCAAAGAACAATACTTAAATATTATTCATTATTAATTCTTCACTATTCACTATTCATTAATTTTTAGTGAATAGTGAATGATGAATAGTGAATAATGAATAATTTTTTTATATGAGTATAAATTTAAATTACGATAACTAGAAAGGAGAATAAATGCTTACAAAAAAGGTATTAAAAACAATAACTAAATATAATTTAATAGAATCTGGAGACAATATTGTTTGCGGTGTGTCAGGTGGACCAGATTCTATTTGTATGCTTGATATTTTGATTAATTTAAAAGAAAAACTTGGGTTTAAAATATATGTAGCACACATAAACCATATGATTCGACCTGAAGCAATTGATGAAGAAAAATATGTACAAGATTTTTGTGAAAAAAATAATATTGAATGTTTTGTGAAAAGAGCTGATGTGTTAGAAATATCCAAACAGAATAAAATTGGAACAGAAGAAGCGGGGAGAAATGTTAGATATGAATTTTTTTATGAAGTTTTGAAAAAAACTAATTCAAACAAAATTGCCACAGCTCATAATTTGAATGATAAAATCGAAACAATTATAATGAATATACTTAGGGGAAGTAGTATTTCAGGACTTAAAGGTATTGAAAGTAAAAGGGAAAAGAATATAAGACCACTTATAGAATGTGAAAGATATGAAATAGAAGAATATTGCCAAAAGCATAATTTGAATCCGAAATATGACAAATCAAATGAGGAAAATATATATACTAGAAATAAAATACGAAATAGTGTTATACCATATATAAAGGAAGAGTTTAATCCAAATATTATAAATACTATAAATAGGCTATCTAAAGAGGCTGAAGAAACAGAATATTTTCTAAATTGTATAGTGGAAAAAAGTTATAATGATGTTTTAATTTCTAAGGAAGATAAGCAAATACAATTAGATTTAAAAAAATTTAATATTTTAGATTTGGTAATAAAAAAGAGAGTAGTGTTATATACTATTAATAGTTTATTTGGGAATACTTGTAATATAGAAAAAATTCATATAGAAGATATTATAAAACTTTGCTCAAACAATATTGGAAATAAATTTTTATGTCCTAATAAAAATATAAAAGTTTTAGTAAAAAATAAGAAAATTTTTTTTATTCGAAACTATGACTAGCCGTAAGTAAATCCTTTTATATCAGGCGTTTGAGCTGAAAAAGTTTAAGAAAAAGTATTGAAAAAAGAAAATCATTATGATATTCTTTGTAATATATAAATAGATGTGAATGTAAAATATAAATGTAGGGGCGGCTAGTAGCCGCCCGCGGGCGACTTATAGTCGCCCCTACAAAATTACATCTCACATCGATTAAACAAGGGAGGAAATTTAAAATTGAAAAACGGTTTAAAAACATTAGCAATGTGGTCAATATTAATTATAATTTTTGTAGTTATATTAACCTCGATATTAGATAATTCAGAATCGAAATTAGCATATTCAGAATTAATTAGCAAAATAGAAACAGGAGAAGTAAAAGAAATAGAAATACAAGCTGGTGGAGATAAAGCTTATGTTACATTAAAAGGAAATACTTCAAATAAAAAAGAAGTAAATATTCCTAATATGGAAAGTTTTATGGGGTATGTTGAAGAACATTTAAAAGATGGTTCTATAGTACTAAATGAAAAATCTGAGTCAATACTTATAACTTTCTTAAGCCTTCTTACTCCATTTGGAATATTAATAATATTCTTTGTGTTCTGGTTCTTATTTATGAATGGAAATAGTCAAGGTGGAAACAAGACAATGTCTTTTGGGAAAAGTAAGGCAAGATTAATGAATACAGCTGATAAAAACAGAATAACATTTAAAGATGTTGCAGGTGTAGATGAAGAAAAAGAAGAATTAGAAGAAATTGTTGAGTTTTTAAAAAGTCCAAAAAAATTCACTGATATGGGTGCAAGAATACCAAAAGGAGTGCTTTTAGTAGGACCTCCAGGAACAGGTAAAACACTCTTAGCAAAAGCTGTAGCAGGAGAAGCGGGAGTGCCATTCTTTATTATAAGTGGTTCAGACTTTGTTGAAATGTTTGTTGGTGTAGGTGCATCACGTGTAAGAGATTTGTTTGAACAAGCTAAGAAAAATGCACCATGTATTATATTTATAGATGAAATTGATGCAGTTGGACGCCAAAGAGGAGCAGGTTTAGGTGGAGGACATGATGAAAGAGAGCAAACATTAAACCAATTATTAGTTGAAATGGATGGTTTTGGAACTAACGAAGGTGTAATAGTATTAGCTGCAACAAACAGACCAGACGTATTAGATAGAGCATTACTTCGTCCAGGAAGATTTGATAGACAAATTGTAGTATCAGCTCCAGACGTTAAAGCAAGAGAACAAATATTAGAAGTTCATAGTAGAAAGAAAAGATTAGCAAATGATATTGATTTAAGAACGATAGCTAAAAATACATCAGGTTTTGCTGGTGCTGATTTAGAAAATGTATTAAATGAAGCTGCACTTTTAGCTGCAAGAAGAAATTTACCTGAAATAGGAATGAACGAAATTGAAGATGCAATGATAAAAGTTACAATGGGACCTGAAAAGAAAACAAGGGTAAGAAGTGATAAAGAAAATAAATTAGTTGCTTACCATGAAGCGGGTCATGCATTAGTAAGTAGATTTTTACCAACACAAGATGCAGTACACCAAATATCAATAGTTCCAAGAGGAATGGCTGGTGGGTACACTATGTATAGACCAGCAGAAGATAAATCATTTATGTCTAAAACAGAAATGGAAGAAAACATAGTATCACTTTTAGGTGGTAGAGTAGCAGAAAAATTAATATTAAATGATATATCAACAGGAGCAAGCAATGATATTGAAAGAGCATCAAAAATAGCAAGAGATATGGTTACTAAATATGGTATGAGTGATACAGTAGGTTCTATTATGTTTGGTTCAGGTCAAGAAGAAGTGTTTTTAGGAAGGGATTTTGCACAAAGCAAAAATTATTCTGAACAAACAGCTGCTGTGATAGATGTTGAAACAAAGAAAATAATTGATAAAGCATACAATACAGCTGTTGAAATTTTAACAGCAAACATTGATAAATTGCATACTATAGCTGGAATTTTGCTAGAAAAAGAGAAGATTGATGGAGAAGAATTTGATAGCATTTTTGGTGAGTAAAAACCACTTTGTAATATTAATGTAACAGAATTGTAATAAAAATGTAATAATTCTTAAAGAAACGTTTATATATAAACGTTTCTTTTGATTTTTGTTAATTTTTTACATTCTTTTTGAAATCTATAAACCTTGATAAAAGCGATAAAAACGTCAAAATTACATAACTCATATACGTTTGACATTACTGAATTAATAATGTAAGATACATATACGCAAAAGAAAAGTTAGGGATTAAACCCTTAAATCCCTAAAGAGAACAACAGAAAAATATAAATATACAAATGTAGCGCAGGACTCCGGGCCTGCTAATAAACCAACTACGGAAAAAATATGAAAAACAAAAGTAGCGCCGGCCTCTGCGCCGGCCAAAAAACTAACTTTGAAAATAATCTCTTTCTAAACAAAGAGTTGATATATATAAATAACAAAATAGGGGGTAAAATATTATGCAAGTTATCAAAAGAGATGGAAGAATAGCAGAATTTAATTTAGAGAGGATTGTGAAAGCAATAATGCTTGCTATGTCACATACACCAGCTGGTGTTGATATTGATTTAGCAAATAAAATTGCTCAAAGTGTAGAAAAGGGATTAGAAGATAAAATACAAGTTTCAGTTTATGAAATTCAAGATGCAGTTGAGAAGAAACTTATGGCGTCATCAAGAAAAGAAGTTGCACAAGAATATATTACATATAGATATAACAGAGATGTTGCTAGAAAATCTAGATCAAAAGATATGTTTTTAGAAATAATAGAAACAAAATCAAATGATGTAACTAGAGAAAATGCAAATATGAATGCAGATACACCTGCAGGTATGATGATGAAATTTGCAAGTGAAACAACAAAACCATTTGTTGATGATTTCTTATTATCAAAAGAAGCAAGAGAGGCTTTTCAAGGTGGATATATTCATATACATGATAAAGACTATTACCCAACAAAAAGTTTGACTTGTTTGCAACATCCATTAGATAAAATATTACAAAATGGTTTTAGAGCAGGACATGGTTCATCAAGACCAGCCAAAAGAATTGAAACAGCAAGTATAATAGGATGTATTTCTTTAGAAACAGTACAAAACGAAATGCATGGTGGACAAGCTATACCAGCTTTTGATTATTATTTAGCACCATATGTAAAAACTACGTTTGTAGAAGAACTTAAAAAAATTGGTGAGTTATTAGGTAAAGATTTATCTAAATTATATGATTATCAACCTGAAGACTACATTAAAAAAGATTTATCTAATTTGAAAGATGAAGAAAGAGACATACAAGCAGCTATAAACAATACTGTAAACAGAGTACACCAATCAATGGAAGCTTTTATACATAATATGAATACAATACATTCAAGAGGTGGAAATCAAGTTGTATTTAGTTCTATAAATTATGGAACAGACACATCACCAGAAGGTAGATGTATAATAAGAGAAATGCTTCTTTCAACAGAAAGAGGTGTGGGAAATGGAGAAACACCAATATTCCCAATACAAATATTCAAGAAAAAAAGAGGAGTAAATTATCTTCCAGAAGATAAAAACTATGATTTATATAAATTATCATGTAAAGTTTCAGCAAGAAGATTCTTCCCTAATTTCTTAAACTTAGATGCAACATTTAACCAAAGTGATAAATGGGATGCAAATGACCCAAATAGATTATACCATGAAGTTGCTACAATGGGATGTAGAACAAGAGTATTTGAAAACAGACATGGAGATGATACATCAGTAGGTAGAGGTAACTTATCATTTACAACAGTAAATCTTGTAAGATTAGCAATAGAATCAGCTTTAGAAGCTCAAGAAAGTCTTGGATTAAACTTTGACCTTGGTAGAGGTAGTGAAGAATTCATGACAGTTCAATATAGCAAGACAACTAAAAAAATATTTATGCAAAAATTAGAAAAATATATGGACATAGCAGCAAGACAATTATATGATAGATATAGATTCCAATGTACAGCAGTTGCAAAACAATTCCCAATGTTAATGTCAGGATTATGGCAAGATAGTGAAAACATAAATCCTAATGATAGAATTGAAAAAGTTTTAAAACATGGTACATTAGGAGTAGGATTCATTGGACTCGCTGAATGTTTAACAGTTCTTACTGGAAAACATCATGGAGAATCAGAGAAAGCCCAAAGATTGGGAATAGAAATAGTTTCTACTATGAAAGAAATATGTGATGGATATGCTGATAGATATGATTTAAACTATTCTGTTTTAGGAACACCAGCAGAAGGATTATCAGGAAGATTTACTAAAATTGATAAGAGAAAATATGGAACAATATTGGGAGTTACAGACAAAGAATATTATACAAATAGTAACCATGTTCCAGTTTGGTATAAATGTACAGCAGAACATAAAGCAAAAACAGAAGCACCATATCATGAATTAACTAGAGGTGGACATATATTCTATATTGAATTAGATGGGGATGCAACACATAATCCTGAGAGTGTAGAAGCAGTAGTTGATTTAATGGATAAATATAATATGGGATATGGTTCAATAAACCATACAAGAAGTAGATGCTTAGACTGTGGATTTGAAAATTCAGATAAAGATTTAAAAGAATGTCCACTATGTGGAAGCACAAAAATAGATACAATTCAAAGAATAACAGGTTATTTAGTTGGAACAACATCTCGTTGGAATGCAGGAAAACTTGCAGAATTACACGATAGAGTAACACATGATTAAATAATAAAAAATGTAGGGGATAAATATGAAAATAGCAGGATTTTATGATGAAAGTATATCAAATGGATTAGGATGGAGAGCAGTACTATTTGTTAGTGGATGTCCACATCATTGTCCAGGATGCCATAATAAAGAAGCGCAAGATTTTAACTATGGAGAAGAGTTCAATAAACAAGATATATTAAACAGAATTAAAGAAAATTCTATACTAAAGGGAATAACAATATCAGGTGGAGAACCTTTGTGCAAACAAAACATAAAAGAAGTATCAGAATTTATTTCTGATGTAAAAGAAGTTAGACCTGAATTTAATGTATGGTGTTATTCAGGATATACATTTGAGCAATTGCAAAACAGAAATGATGAGATAACAAATGAAGCATTAAATAAAATTGATGTGCTAGTAGATGGACAATTTATTGAAAGTAGAAAAAACCCAACATTAAAATTTAGAGGTTCAGACAACCAAAGAATTTTAAATGTGCATGAATGTTTAAAAGAACATAAACCAGTGCAAATAGCTATATAGTAAAAACTGACGACCTATGGTCGTCAGTTTTTAAAATATGCTAAAAAATAGTACAAACTATTAAACAAGTATTGACAATATAATCCAAAATAGAGTATAATAAGTAACGATATAGGGTATGGGATATAAAGATTAATTAATAAAAGAAAGTTAATCCCCTAAATAATAAAAACCCAAACACAGTG